TAACAATACCCTTTATCACCCCATTTTGAGCCTAATGTGTTTGCGCATTTAAACATAAATTTGCTATCATCATATCCAATAATATTCATATAAATTATTTCTTCGTACGTTTCTTCTTTAACGTTTGGGTTAGATACAATGCCAGAATTTTTTACTTCTGGCGTCATAAAACTACTATATATTTTAATATAAAATAAAATTGGTGTATTAAAAGTATTTAAACAATTTTTTATACTAATTAAATCTTGAAATACATATGTATATGTAAATGACTTAAAAATCTTTGTTTTTTGGAAAACTGATACTTCTGGAAATTTGTTAAAATTAACTGCGTCATAAGGAAACTCATCTTCTTCTACAACCCCGTATTTTTGTATTGCATTACATACATCCTTAATTGTGATTTCATTAAATTTATTTACTTTATTTAAAGGTATATTGTTTAAAATTCTACAAACCGCATAAAGGTATAATCGTGACAAATTTACATTTTGATTTGTTTGACTAGAAATGCAAAAAGCAAAAGCATTTGTAATATTATTTTCTAAAATTTCTTGATTTAAAATAGTAGATAATGAAGAAACTTGATATTTTAAAGGAGATGATTTTCTGTATTTAGTCGTTGTTTTATTAGTATCTTTTAGTTTTATAATAGAATACTCAAGGTTAAATTTTTCGTCTAATGTCGCTTTAAATGTATTATTGTCTTCGTCTTTAAACTCAAAATTATATACTAAATTTATATTTGTCATAATACAATATTATAATATATTTATTTTATACAAATTATTCTTTATTAGCATCGTTATAATTTGTTTCATTTTCACGCTCATCTAAATTTAAGTCAGTTTTATCATTATCATTATCATTATCATTATTATAATTATTGTCTTCAGCATTATATATTTTTAATGTTCTAGCGCTTGGGTCAACAGAATTTATATATTTAGGCATCCAAAAATATGGTAATATTTTTGCGCAATTTGGATATGCGTTATCAAAAATAGATTTATAATAATACTTTTCAGTTTCTATATTTGGCAAATATTTATTTGTATTTTCCTCTAAATTTAAATGAGCAGAAATAAATTCTTGTAAAATAACATATAAAGAACGCCCTTGACTGCTTACTCCATCACTAAATGCTTCTTTTTTTCTCCATAAAATACTATCAGGTAATATAGGTCGGCCCGCATTATCTTCAAAATAAGGATAAGAGAAACTATATCTTAACAAATATTTTTCAATTTGACCAAAATTAGTATGATTTCTAAAAAAAGGAGGTATAGATAACATAAAATTCACGAAACTTCTATCTAAAAAAGGTGTTCTCGGTTCAAGACCATGCGAAGATATTGATTTATCTGACCTTAATACATCAAATAAATAAATATCTTTCAACAACCTTCTGGTTTCATTATCAAACTCTATGTCATCTGGGCATTTATTCATATATAAATAACCGCCCAATAGTTCATCTGACCCATCGCCATTAAATATTACTTTTGCTTGCGAATGTGCAGAAATATATTTACCCAATAAATAATTACCAATGCTAGCCCTTACTGTTGTAGTATCATAACTTTCAATTGCATAAATTACTTCTGGAATTATATCAAACATCTCTCTTTCAGTAACAATTACTTCAGTATGATTCGTTTGTAAATAATCGGCAACAATTCTGGCAAATTTCAAATCTTCTGAGTCTTTTAATCCAATGCTATATGTTTCTAATTTATTTGGAAAATTATTAATATCATAAAAATTATTGACAATCGCCGCAATTAAACTACTATCTAACCCACCAGATAAAAGACACGCAATTGGTCGCTCAGTAGTAACACATCGTTTATTTACTGCCGCATTTAAATAACTCGAAATTTTTAAATTCATATTTTCAATAAATATTTCGTGCGAATCTTCGTCATTTATAAACCAACTATGCGAAATACTAGGCATAACATAAGGTTTACATTCTATTAAAGGTTCCCAATTAGCCGATATTTTATTTGATAAATTAAACACACTATACGTTCCAGGTATAAATTGGTCAACTGAGCAATTAGTAATATCTTTATTATAAAATGCGTTTAAACACTTTAATTCACTCGCAAACCCGTAAACATTGTTTGCCTTTAAATAATAAAGTGGCCTTACGCCATAAGGGTCTCTTGCTACATAAATCTTATTATTTAAATCATTTGTAAGACGGTTATCGAGTAAAACAAACGCAAACACGCCGTCTAACATTCTAAGTGTTTGTTCGATTCCATATTTTAAGTATAAATGAATAATAACTTCACAGTCAGACTGTGTAACAGGTATTACGCCCATAGAATTATATAACTGTTTATAATTATATATTTCGCCATTACAAATAAGCACAATATCATTAATGATTAATGGTTGATTTGACGCATCGTTTAATCCATTTATAGCCAATCTATGAAACCCAAATAATACTTTCATATAATCACTATTTAATACAGAGAATTCAGGTCCTCTTTTCTTACCTTTTATAAATTCATCGTATATATTAATATTTTGATACGATATATTTTTAGAGTTATAATAATGCCTACTCAAATTTAAGAGAGAGAATATACCACACATTTATTATATAATATTGTATAATCTTTTTATATGTTTTATTTAAATTTAATAAAATAAAATACTATTGTAATACATATGAATTGTTCTGTTCAAGAAACAGTGTCAAAAAAAAAAGAAACTATAAATGAAAAATTATATGATAGAAATTTACCATCACAGTATCTTCAACCGTATTTAGATGTGCGACCAGCAATGACTAAGTATAGTCATTTTCCAATCGTAGATCCAAGAAAACAAGTAAATGTCTCAATGAATAAAATGCCAACATATAATACTCAAAGTACATTTAATCCAGGAACAAGAATGGCGCCTTGGTCTGGCTTTGCGTCAAATGTAAATACTGAATCCATATTAAGAAATCAAATATACGCTTTACAAAAATGCAGTCAAGCAGTTTACGTGCCATCTAGTAATAGTGATTTATATAAATATACCTATAACACTAATAATTCACAAGAATACCATTCATTGTTATTTAGAACAGAAAATTTTGATAAATTTAATCCTAACCCAGACACAAAAGTTATAGGAATAAGTCCATTTATGAATTCAACACGCAATCAATTACATGATATTAAGTCTCCATAATATAAAAATAAAAATACTAATATTCTATACTAATAAAGCGATTATTTTGTAAAAAAAGAAAATATATATAATAATTATGGAAACGAAAAAAACGAAAAAAATGAAAAAAATGAAAACGCAAAAAATAAAATTTATTAGTGGAGGTAAATTACAAAAAATAAATTGTAGCCCAAAGGACAAAAAAGAGATTAAAAATTACACATGTTATACAAACAAATCATTACACAAACTAAGAGATTTATGGAATGCTAGACATAGTGATAATCAAATAAATACAGAATCACCTAAGGAAATACATGATTTATTAAGTGAAAAATTAAAAAATGTCTGTAACAAAGAATCATGTTGGTTAAAACAACAAATTGCGTTTGGACCAATAAAAAATAATGAAATTATCGATTCTTTTGCTCCAAAAATGCCAGAAGAATGGAAAAAAAATCCAAATGAGTGGTTATCAAGTAATGACATTATTAAAGTTATGAAACAATACGAAAAAGCGTATAAATGTTTCGAATTTATGGGACCTACCCCAATAGATTTTGATAAAAAACAATTACATGGCGAATGTGTTTGGAATGAATTATGTAATTTTAATTTAGAAGAACAAATTAAAAGCAAAAAAACCAAAATTGGCGTAATATTTAATACTGATCCGCATGATAAACCTGGACAACATTGGATATCATTATTTATTAATATTAAAACGCATAGTATATTTTTCTTTGATAGCACAGGTGATAAAGCACCGCCACAAGTGATGAAATTTGTAAACAAAATTAAAGAACAAGGACTAAAACTGACACCTAAAATAGTATTTAAATTTGATAGTAATGAAGGAATTGAACATCAATATGGAAAT